AGCACATCGATGTATAAGCTTAACTCTGATTTTATCACTGATGATTTAACACCTGAGATGATTAACGCTCACATGGCATTAGTTCAAGGCAATATTTTACCGGCTATAACATTGAATGAGACAGCCCGTAAAGCTGAGTTAACTGATTTAGATGATGAAGAGATTGCACAGGCATTAAACGACCAGCAATTATTAACTGGTGGGGGCTCTGAAGAAATGGCAGAGATACAAGCTCAACTAGATGATGCTCTAGAGAAGTTAGCGGCAAAGGACGCTGAATAATGCCTGTTGAAATACTAACAACTATATATTCACAACACACAATTCATCTCCAAAGAATTGGCGCTACTGAAGGTTTAAAAGTAACGCCTTTCTTGATTGCTATTGAAAACGATGTTGTATCTATATTGAATAAGTATCGCAAACGCAGAGTAACTCCAGCACTACAAGAGCTTATACAAAAGCAGATTAACGAGGCTACACGTAAACACTTACAAGATTATACCGCACAGCTTAAAGTTGAAAATAGGGCTGTTGGTGCATTCGAGGCAGAGTTTGCAGCGACCACACTCAATGGAGTAGTAGACAATAAAGACTTTAATGCGACAATTCCTAATGCGGCTGCTGTTAATAGCGTTGCCACTATCACTCCTGTTAAACTTGGTGCTAATAGCTTCACTGCTTACTCCACTATGATGAGAAATTATTGGGGCAAATGGACTGATGAAATTAACGGTATTGTTCAGGCTGGCTTTTTGGAAGGTTCAACCATTCCAGAAATAACTAATGCCATCACAGCGCAAATGGATTTATCTAAATCAGGCACAACCAAAAGCGTACTTGATAGGGCTAGACGGTCAGCTAAACAACTGGCTATAACTGGAACTAACCATTATGCGAATACAGCACGTATAGCGTTCGTTGATAAGAATGATGATATACTTAAAGGCTATCGGTTCTTAGCGGTTAATGATTCCCGAACATCTAGAACGTGTGCAAGATTAGACCAAACGGTTTACCCTAAAAACTCTAGCAAACTAAGTAGTGTTACACCTCCTTTACATCCTAATTGTAGAAGCGCGTTAACGTATGAAGTAGACGATAGATTTAAGTTAGATACTAAAGATACTAACAAAGCATCATCATTTAATGTAGATGGTAAGCGTCGACCAAAACCAGTCGACAGTGACTCTATTTACTATGAGAATTTAAAGGGTTTAGATAAAGACGATCAAGACGCTGTATTAGGTCCATCATTAGGCAAAGCACTAAGGCAGATGAGCCCATCAGAATTCGCAAAGCAAACGGGCGATAGTATGAACAACGCCTTAACTATAAAGCAGATGAAGCAAAGAGATAATGAATTGGGCCGTATACTTCGCGCACAACAAAAGAAAAGAATTAACTAAACGACACTGAGTGTCACAACCGTCCTTGGAGGACAAGAAAATGGCTATAGATTACGCAGCAATACCAGGCTTATCAGAAGATCAAATCACAGCATTAACATCAGCGCACAATACAGATGTTAGCAACCTAATTATCAATCGCGACGATATAAAAAAAGAAAAGCTTGGTGTTCAGGAGCAATTAACAGCATCAGAATTAGTTGCTGAAAATGCAAGAGCCGCGGCAGCTACAGCCAAAGAGCAAGCATTGAAGGCCGCAAATGATATGGACGGATTAAAGCTTCACTATGAAGAGCAGCTAGCAACAACCACAGCAGAGTTAACCGCAACAGCTAAAACAGCCAAAGACGCGTTAACATCACGCGACCGTGGAGACGTTATGGGTAAGGTTATGAGCTTAGTTCATGACGACCATAAATGGAATTCTGAAGCTATGTTGTCAAACATGCTAGAAATTGGTTATAATGACCAACAACAACTAACCACGACGTTTAAACACAATGGTGAAGTTGTAGCAAACAACGTAGACGAATTCAAAAGCTGGGCTGGCGAACAAGACTCGTTTAAACGAATTTTAAAAGGTGTGGATTCGTCAGGGGCGAACACAACACAATCTGCTAGTAGTGCTGGTGGTAAAGATATGACATTAACCGAGCAAGCTATTCACGCGAACAAGCAAGCTCAAACACAATATTAATTTAAGGAATTATCATGGCTAACGTACAAATAGCAGACATCTACAACCCACTAGTATTTATGGGTGCAGAACAAGAAGCACAAATCGAACTTAACGCATTTTTAGCATCAGGCGTTATGGTTGTTGATCCTCGTTTAACAGCAATGGCATCAGTTGGTGGTAACATCGGCGAGCTACCATTCTTTAAGCCATTAGGTAGTCAAGAGCCAAATTACTCTGATGATGTAACTGGTAACACTTCAACGCCTAACAAAATCACTAGCGGCATTATGAAGTATCGCCTTGCTAGCCAAAACCAATCTTGGTCAACAATGGATTTAGCTGTTGATTTGGCTTTGATTGATCCTGTTCAAGCAATTACAGGCCGTATTGGTCAGTATTGGGCAACAGCATTAGAGCGTCGCTTAATTCAATCTACTATGGGTCTATTAGCTGATAACGTTGCTAACGATTCAGGTGATATGGTTCACGACATTGCAACTGATGCAGTATTACCTATCTTGGCAGGTGAGTTGGTTTCTAATGATGCAATTTTAGACGCACAACAAACAGCAGGTGATCATCAAGCTGGCTTTAGTGCTATTGCTATGCACTCGGTTGTTTATAACCGTTTACGTAAGCAACAGTTAATCGACTTCATCCGTGATGCAGATAACAACACGTTGTTCCAAATGTACGGCAACTTACGTGTAATCGTTGATGACTCGTTAAGCGCTGTAGCTGGTTCAAACCGTGTTACTTACACTACTGTTATCTTCGGCACTGGTGCGGTAACTTCGGGCATGGGTCGAACTACTACTCCTAGCGAATTAGATCGAAGCGCTGAAAAAGGCAATGGCGGCGGTCAGTCTGACTTGTATTCTCGTCGTGCTGATATTGTTCACCCATTAGGCTTTGAGTTTACATCAGCTAGCGTTGCTGGTCAGTCTGCTACATTGGCAGAGCTTGCGACAGCGGCTAACTGGAATCGCGTTTGGGAACGTAAGAACGTACCTTTATGTTTCTTGCAAACTAACGGTTAATCATTTAACTAAATCAATAAAGGGGCTTAACGGCCCCTTTATTTTATAAGGAAAATATCATGGCTAAGAAAGAATTAACCAAGCTAGAAGAAAACAACGTTGTATGGGCTGAAGTTAAAAAGCTTGAAGATAAGATTGAAGAGCTTAAATCAACATTGCACCCTGCTGAGTTACCAAAGCAAGCAAGTCTTAATGACTGTAATAAATTAGCACGTAAAGCTAAAGTTGAACCTGTAAAGGTTGACCCTAGAAAGGTAACGGCAGAAAAAGGTATTTAGTTTTTAACTGTTATTATTAAGCCTCGCTAGACGGGGTTTTTTATTATCTAAAATAAAGCTATAATGTATCTATCGCTTGAGGGAGCGATAGGCTAGCTAGCCACCAATACAACTCCCTCGAAATACCTCCCTCGTATTTTATGATTCCCTCATGTTCTAATTAATTGAGGGTTAATCATGTCAACAAATCGCTCCCAAACAAACAGAGAAGAGATTCTTAATCACTTACTCATTAGTATAGTTTTAGCTAATGGCGGAACTATAAACAGCAACGATAAAAATTCATTACTACAAAGCTGGTTAACAGCTATAGGAGGCTAACATGCCTAGTGTAAACGAGTTATTACAAGATATATTAGATAACACCACTGGTGGCGGAAGTGGCGGAGGTGGCGGATTTATTGATTATAACGACACATCCACAACAACATCCGCTCTAGTGCTAACTGGTGGCGCATGGACAACAATACCCAATGATGGTTTAGGCGCATTCTCTAACGATACATACAAGCCTAATGGTATAACTGAATTAATGGATGTATCAACGGGAGCTATTGACCCTACAGAGTTAACACTAGGTAATACTTTGCTAATCCGTAATGATTATGTAGTTACGCCTGGTACAAATAATACACTGCTGGAATTTAGATACACACTAGGTACTGGCGGAGGTTCTTATACTTTAGAAAAAATCATAGGTCGTTTAGATAGTGGCTCAGGCAACCCATACAGATTTTCTTTGGTACCTGATTTGATTTACATGGGAGACTTAAACACAAGGGATAACCCTATAGCAATTCAAGTTAGGCTCTCAGCAAATGGAACTTTAGTCAATGCAGGTTCAGTTATACAGGTGATCACATGAGTATTATTATTTACAGAGACTCAGAAGCAAACGCTATATTTGTTGAAGATGCGAACGGGGTTCAATTCCTTAATTCATTACAGGCTTATTTAATAAACCCTCTTGATGTAGTGGTTAGTATTAAAGACTTAGCAAGGGACATTGATATATTTACAGGAATTCCGTTTGCTGAGTTTGTTAATGATAGCGCTGTACCTTATGGCGCAACAGCACCTTTGACCGTTAACGCTCTCAACGCTGTTTTTAGCAGCACAGGAGGGGATAATATACCGGTAATAACTAGTCCATTATCAATAAATACGACTGAGAATATTAGTATTAATTATGAACTTATCGCTACTGGTGGCGTAGGTTATGAGTGGGAAAACTTACCAGCTGGTATTGTCACGGTAGAGGGGAATGTTAGAAAGTTGGTTGGCTCTATTGCTGTCGATGGTGTTTACACTCCAACAATGAAAGCAGTTAATTATTTTGGTGCTGACACAGAAACATTAACTATTACTGTTTCAAACCCTCCTTACTCGAATACTAAATCAATTAACTTTAACAATAACGATTATATGGACGCTTCAGCATTGACTAGCAATCCAATGTATCGAGCGGCTAACGGTGTTGGCGCTGGTGATGCTTGGACTATCTGCGGATGGTTTAAAGGTGGCACCTCAAGCGATACAAACCAAACTATTATCTCTTATGGTGGTACTGATAAGGATAATGAAGGGCGCGTATGGGTTTACTGGAATGGAAACTCAAGCGAAGAAAGTCTAAATATAAAATATGGCTCTGAGGATGACTGGTTAAAACTTACTACTCCTGATAACTCAATGGTCGATAATACATGGGTACATTTTATTATTACTTATGATGGAGGCACTACAGGTAGTAATGGGGGAAGTATTAACGATTATTACGGGCGCTTTGAAATATGGCTAGACGGTGTTAGTCAAACATTAACTAAGGATAATAATAATAATGGATGGGATTCATCGATTAAAGATGAGCAATTTCGTATAGGTGAGGTTGTATTTGGTGGCAAGCATATGCGCAACAATGACAAGGTTGACGAGGTGGCTATATGGTCGAGTGATCAAACAGCCAACGTTACAGCTATTTATAACAGCGGCACGACTCACGACTTAGCATCGCTAACCACTCCGCCAGATAACTGGTGGAGAATGGGAGACGGTGACACATTCCCAACTATTGAAGATCAAATAAGCACGCTTGATTTTACAATGTTTAATATGACTGTTGGCGATATAGTCAACGACACACCATAATAATAATAAAATATAGCCCCGAACTTTACCCACTAGTTACACTCCTTACTAGTGGGTTTTTTTTCACCTCCAATAAATGTTATACTCTAGTTATCAAACAACAGGACATAAACCAATGAGCCAAAACTTAGTAATTGCTAACAAAGATAATCGAGTCGTGTTTGTCTTTGCTGGGGTAGATTTAACATCAGCTACAGACATCAAGGTACAGTTTGGTGCTGAGTTATACACCTTGCTTTTAAATCCTACTATCGTATTCGTTGACAGCGCAACAGAGTTATCACTAGACCTATCTGCTACTGCTGAAGTGGGCAAAGTATTTGCTACTGTTACATACTTTGATGGTGCAAGCGTTAACGGTACTGATATCACATCTCAAGAGTTGGCGAATAGTGATCAAATCGTTGTTGCTATCGGTACTCAATTAATTATCGAAGATGGTACCGTGGTTGCTAATGCTAACTCATGGGTTACTGATGACGAATACAAAGCGTTTGCTAAACTTAAAGGTTACTCTATTCCTGCAACACAGCCTGATAGAGAGGCTAATCTTGCTAACGCTTATGACTTCCTTAACTTTACTTATGAGCAGCAATTACAAGGCTGGAGAGTTACACCTCAAACACAAACAGGCTGTATGCCTCGCACAAATATCTATGCGTATGGTGTATTAGTTGCTAATGACTCAATTCCACAAGACTTTAAGAACGCCCAAATGTTAGCATCTTTCTCTATTAATGATGGTGTTGATACTAACGCTGTAAAAGATAGCGCAGACTTAGCGGGATTTAGCGTAGGTCAAGGTGCGTATAGTGAGACATATCAATCAGGCTCAAGCACTCCAACACTTGCACAAATGCCAGCGGTATCAAAGGTGTTAAAGCCTTACACTAACGCCGGTTTAAATGGTGGTGGATTATATAAAGAAAATATGGGGTTCTTAGGGTAATGAGTAGCGCACAGATACAAAAGCGAATTCAAGCAGGGTTAAAGCGAGCGCAAAAGAAAACAGGCTCACCTACTGCCGACAAGGTATTTCTTGTTAGTAAGGTTACTACTGCTGGAACTCCACTCGTACCAGGAACAACAACTAGCACGAATATTGAATTGGTTAACGCTATCTTTATTGACTACGATGCTAAGTATTTTGATATAATCGTTATTGTTAAAGTTAATTGATTTAGTATTCGAGT